ACTGCGGCAGGTGGCAAGAACTCTCTTGGCCTAACAGCGTCAACCTTAAAAAGCAAAGATATGAGTGCTGGTTCTGCCACAACGAAATAGCCGACTATAGTAGAAAGATGGGCAAGTGGGTGGCTCAATACCCTGAAAGAGAAATCTCCGGCTATCATATTACCAAGTTAATTGTTCCGTGGATTAGCGCCAAAGAAATGATCGAGGCCTCAAAGGGCGACACCGCTATCTTCTACAACTTTTGGCTGGGACTTCCGTGGGTTGATCCAGATGTCCAAGTAACAAGAGAGTCAATCATTAAAGCAATAGTCTTAACTCAAAACCCCCAAACCAATGTCGTGATAGGAGTCGACAACGGCATAGAAAAACACTATGTCATTGGCAACCGCTACGGAATCTTCGATTACGGAATGACAAAAGATTGGAATGACATCGAAAACCTCCACCGTCAGTACGATGCAATAACAGTGATAGACGCCCTGCCGCATCCGACTTACCCCGCCCAACTTGTTAAAAAGTATCCCAACCGAGTTTTTATGCATTGGTTTTCGCCCGACACCAAGAATATGGGTATAGCGAGATTTGGTGAAGGCGACGAGAGGGGAAGAGTGATAGTTGATCGAACAAGAATGCTTGATTTAGTAGCCGATGAAATCAACCGTCAAAAGATAACATTCAATCTAGCAACTCACCGCCTAGAACCCTATATCTCTCACTGGGAAGCAATCTATAGAATTATCAATGAAGATAGCAAAGGGATGCCTCGGCCTGAATGGATTACCCAAGGCTCAAAAGCCGACCACTGGGCGTCTGCTACAGAGCTTTGGCGTACAGGAATGGAGAAAGCCAACATCTCAAATCTTCGTACAGGCCCATTAAAACAAAAGCAGAAGAATAAAACCCTGGACAGTTTCGCTGTCCAACGATATGGCTTTGAAGGAGAAATCGGAAGTTACGTGCCAGGCTACGATCTAAACAAACTAAAAAAGAAGTTATCCATTAAAAGGAAGAAGGGTCAAGCGAGTAAAATCTTCAAGGCGATATAACGTATAATTAGAGTATGCGCAGGCTATATGCTACAACGCACGAGAAACCGACGATTAGTGTAACGGTGGGAGAACAACGGGAAGATATTTCTCTTTTTGTCGATAATTCAACACCAGATACCTGGAAACGGTTTTTTTGTAGTGCGTGCGGTAAAGTTGCTTTCGAGTATAAAGACAACTTACAAATCATTGCCGCTGGCAACAGCGACGAGAGCGTTAAAGCACCAGTAAGGGTGCAGTGTAAATCTTGCAAGACAGTTTATGTAATACAAAACTAATGGAATACTACGGTGTTAGCGGGACAAGTGAAGAATGGAAGAAAAGCTCCAGCATAACCGAGGAGCAAAAGACTGGCGTTCTCTTAGAAGACACCTTATCCCTTAAATTAAACGAAGAGGAGCTAAACAAATCCCTTGATGCTAAAATAGCCGCCTCAAGAAGTTACTTTAAACAAACCCTAAACTTCTGGAAAAAGATGGAAGAGGCCGAAAACATCTGGCTTGGTCATCAACTGGACGAAGACGAGATGTACCCCTGGCAAATACCTTACGTTGACAATGTAATCTTCAGAGATATCGAAACCATCATCCCCATAGCGGTATCAAGAGTTCCCGCGCCGCAAGTTACACCGGCTCAAGACAGACCAGAGTCAAAACAACTGGCGGGAGACTTAGAGAAACAGCTTGAATACGGGTTCTCAATAAGACGCGAGAATATGCGCAGTAAAGTCAGAACCGCCCTGCGCCATCTGATGCTTTACCGCCTAGGAGTAATAAAGTGGATGTGGGATGAAAACAAAGGCGAAGCGGGAGATTACACCTTCAAGGTAATACGACCAACCAAACTCTACGCTTTCGATCACACCACACCAAATTCAGACAAACTAGACTTTGTAGTTGAATTGGTAAGCGAATCGGCAAAAGCTGCCGCCAAGAAATTCCCCAGCAAAAAAGACGAACTCTATCAACAACTTGACATAAAAAGACCAAGCGATGAAGACAAAACCTTTACTTATG